GATTTATTTATAAATTTAGGCGATACTTGTTTAGGAAATAGAGGGACATGGAATAAGTATATAGTTGGGTTAAACGGAATTAAATTTTTAGTAAGAGGAAATCACGATAAAGAGTCTTATTCATTTTATTTTAAGAGAGGATTTAGCTGGGTAGGTGAGTGTTTAGTTTGGAGGTATTTAGGGTATAAACTTTTGTTTTCTCATATTCCGGTTTGCCTAGAAGCTTTAGATTTGCTGAAAATAGATTTTAATGTTCATGGACATTTACATTCTTCTAAGCGAAAGAAAGAGCATTTAACGACTGATAGACATATTTTTATTTCCATGGAAGAAAATAAGTATAAACCGATTCTTTTGGAATCGGCTATAAATAAACATAGGAAGGAGTTAAGTAAATGATAAAAGCAGCAGCAATAAAACGTAGTGACGGAGTTGTTGTTACAGGCAAACAGCATTCAGACTGCATTCAAAAATCACCTTTTGGAACATGCAAGAGTATGAGCGAACAAGGGTTTATAACTACTGAGGGTGAGTTTGTAAATAGAGTAGAAGCTGGTAAGATAGCATGGGAAGCCGGGCAGCTTAAAAAAGATCCAAGAGGTAGATCTATTATATCAGAAGAGATATGGGAATGGGGAAATTGTGATTATGATGATAAAAGAGGATATTATTTTAAGGAGTAAAATAAATATAAAAGGGAGTTGAGAATGATAAAGGTAGATATCCCAATTGGCAAAAGAGGTGAGTATAGAGTCGAGAAGTTTACAGTAAATAGAGAGGCTTATAGGGCGAAGTTAGAAGGGAGAGGCGTGCCGTTTGGTGAGTACACTAGGTTGATGAGGGGGAGAGTAGTGGTAATGTCAGACACTCCGGCAGAACAAAGAGACCACGAATCAATTATTAATA